CCGCACTAGTGTTTGCCGACACAACGGCCCCCTTGAGGCGTGTTCGGTAGTTTACCGCCACGCCCGAAGAGGTCATGTGTTTCGACTTTACGTCATACTGCATCGTCATGATGCGCTCCTATTAAGCGGGGGTGACGGTGGTGGCGTTGGACCCGTACCAAACAGATGCTGCCGCAGCTCCCGAAGCGGTGTAGATCACGCCAGTGGCAATGTCTACAACCGTCTTGCCGGTCACTTTGCCCGTGGTGTTGATAGCGTTTGCAATAGCGCCCAGAGCTGCGGCAGTTGCAGTTGGGAGAATGATGGTCCCGGTGACGGTGCCAGTGACGTTGCCGGTGACGTTGCCGGTGACGTTGCCGGTGACGTTGCCAACAACGTTGCCGACAATTGCACCCTCAAAACCGTTGTCAGACTTTACCGGGCCAGAGAAGGTAGTGCGTGCCATGATTTCCTCACATGCGAGTTAACTGTTGGCGCTCTGTCTGCATGTCGTCAGCCGGGACTGTCAGAAACGCCGGGGACCCCGGGATGCAAGCAATATACAGGAAAAGAAAAAGGGGCGCAAGGCCCCTTTTCCGTGGACGACCGGGAACTCCCAGTCCAATTCATCAGGACGAACCCGACGAACCCCACATTCCGAGCGGATCCGACCAGCCGAAGCTGTAACGCTCACGGGCCTTGTACCGGACGTTGCCGGTATCGAAGTCTCCATCCATCGAGTTTGCCAGGGGCATACGCTCGAAGTGCTTCATGCCGTTCGGAACATCGGTGGTCAAGAACCATGCGTTTGGATCGGTCAAGAAGTGGTTGACGGTGTAGCCCTCGGGGATCGCGCCCATCTGCTTGATCGCGTTGATGTCGTTATCCGCAGTCGAGACCCGCAGCTCAGTGTCAAGCAGACGCTTGGCAACGAACATCAGGCTCGGGGGGATCACCATCTTGCGAGGCTTGGCGGCAATCAGCAGGCCACGCTCATCGGTCCACGCAGCGATTTGAATCACAGCGTTTTCCAGAGCGGTCTCGTTCAAATCAACACCAGTGGTCGGGCTATTGAAGTTAACGCCACCGCCAACAAGCGGGTGGCCAACACGAGTGCTGGAGCTGTTGTTGCCGAACAAGGTAACGCCGTCACCGCCGAGGTACGAGCCGTTGAAGCCGTTGTTGATGACGGCTGCAGCTTTGACCTGCTTGGTGTAGGACATCGCACGGGCCAGAGCTTTGGTGTAACGAGCAGACAGGCTGTCGTACAGGTTGTCCTCAACCGCCTCTTCGGTGATCGAGAAGCCCAGAGCAATGGTCTCGTGGGTGTAGCGGGCGGTAAACGCTTCCTGTGCGTTGTCGTAAGCGATGGCAGAGCCCTCGTTCTTGACAGGTGCAGCAGAGAAGCCAGCCAGCTTGGTCTCTTCTTCAAAGCTACGCTCCGATTTCTCGGTCTCGTAGATTTCCTTGTGCTCTTCGCCGTAGCGGGCGTACTCCATACCAAACAGGGCGTTCAGGCCTGGGAGCAGCTCTTTGAGCAGTTGTGCGCGTGAAATAGCCATTTTTCAATACTCCTTACAGACCAACGGCGTTGGTGAAGCTATGGTAGCCGGGGTTGATCTTCACATAGACATCAGTGAAGGCGTCGCCCACAACCGAAAATCCCTGCACGTTGGGGAAACCCACAACACGGAAGGCCGCAGTGGTGGTCACAGCCGAGGAACCTGCCACGACAGAAGCCGTAGAGTTACCAGTGCTCGTGCTACCAGTTGCCACAGCGCCAGTGCTGAAGAACAAGTTTGCGCCCACAGCGGCTTGCGTCACAGAACCAGCGGACTGGACCTGGAACACAACGTTGGGATCGTCAACAACCTGAGCCTGAACCACACCGGTGGTGCCAGTGGGGTAGTACTGCGAGAAAATCAACTGCCCTTGCGCGTTGAAGAACGAGCAACCAACGAACACGCCCACGATACCTGTGTTAGCGGTGCCCACGGGGAAGCCGTTAGTCGTCGCGTCAGCGCCGGTTGCAGTTGCCACAGCCAAGTAGCCGTTTGCATTTACATACACGGGCGAGCCGTTGAAAATGTTTGCGGCGGTGCCTGCGGGGTCAATGAGATAAGTACGGGTTGCACCTGCATATGGGGTGCCACCCAACTGATTTACGGGCTTAAGCCCGTAGGGGGCTGCTACTGATGCCATTTAAGGACTCCTTGTTACTTTGAACCAGAACCAAACCCGGCACCGCGTGTCGTGGAGGATTTTTTCTCCGAGAACAGCGGCATACGCGGGTCATTGTTACGCAAAAAGTGGTTATCCACTGAGTCCATCTGTCCCTGAGCTTGTCGGTTGTAGTACTCCTGGCGGGCACGGTAGCGTTCAACGGGCATCTTGCAAAGCATCAACCCACCAATTTCCACGTTGCCAGTTTTCTCATTACCCAAGAGCATCAGTTCTGGATGGTCTGTCGCTTTCACCGGCTCCCAACCCTCACGCATCTTTTGGGACACGTTGGTGGGGTTTGCCTGCCCAAGGATATGAGTACCAACCCAATGGTAAACCCACCCTGGCTCAGGTGTCGGATCAGGCAGATTGCTCGGCGGTACGTATACAGCGCGAGCGGTTTTATCGCGGGACTTCAACTCCCGGGCAGTGCGATCTTGAGTTTCAACCATTTTGGGCCTCCAGTTTCAAAACTTCCTGTGCATACTTTTGCGGATCGAGATTGAATTTCTTAACCAACGCGGCTTGCGATGGCGTAAGCTCAACCTTTCTCTTGCCCGTCGAACGACTGGCAGGAGCCACAACAGATGCAGGTTTTCTAGCTGGTGCCGTGGAAGAACCTTGCGACCGTTGTTTTTCTTCCGCGCCCCCAAAAATCTCTGGGAACTTGGAATGTACGCGAGCATCTATCTGCTCGAAATATTCATCACTGCGGGGGTCCACCCCGTTTGCAACTAGCTTTTGATGCAGCCCTAGTGCGTAGCTGGTAATTTCCTCAAACCCGTCCGAGCCGAACCACTGGTTTTTTGCCTGCCAGCGCAGTGTCTTTTCGTCGGCCCGCACCTGTTGGTTTTGCGGTTGGTAGCTTTGTACATCTTCTTGCGGCTGTTGTAAAGTGGGTGCGCGCATATTTTTTGCGCCTTGCGACTCCCACTTGGCTTCGGCCAGGGCTTCCTGGGCGGCAATGATGGCGTCAGTATCAAACGCCTCCTGCGCGGCCTTGAGGTCTCGCCGGGCTTTCTCAAGCTTGGCTTCCGCCGCCTGTTGCGCCATTGAGACATACTGTGCCGAACCGTTCTGCACATACTGTTTGAGCCGGTTGTTCTCGTCCACCATCGCGTGCGCGAGCCGCTCCAGCTCTGCTTTCTCGCGGGCCAGGGCTTCTTTGGCCCGGCGCTCGTCGTGGCGGGCGTGGGTCAGCTCCTTCAGGCGCTTTTTGACGCCCTCGGTGTAGGTATCTAGCTCGTCGTCGGTGGGGTCTGAGACCTCCCGATCCAACGGTTTACGGCCTCGGTCGCGCTCTGGGGTGTCGTCTACGATATCAATCTCAACATCGCTTTCACCCGATGTCGTAATCTCAATCTTGTCGTCCTTGTCGTCCTGCTCGTCAGGAAACTTGAATTCGCTTGCCATGCTTGCTCCTTATGCGCGTGTAATGCCACGCGGGTCTTGCACCACCGCATCGACCTGATCGTCATTGATCAGTCGAAACTCCTTGCCAAAAATCTTGAAGCGTGTGCCCGAATATGTGCGCACCAAGATGAAATCACCCTTCTCGCACCACGCCCCGTTTGGAAACTTGGCTTGGTCTTTGTACGCGTCGGGGCCGACTTCCAAGACAAACAACACCGTGGTGGCGTGTTCTTCCTGTTTCAAAATGGACGTGGGTTTGACCAAGTCCAGTTCCGTACCTTCAAGTTTCTCTGAAACGTCTGGCACGATGCAGAGCAATTTCCAACCTGTCGGCCGGGGCAGGCTCGTCGCTTTTTCTTCAGACGACGTGTCTTCCTTGGGCTTTTCAATTGGCTGGATGGTTGGCGGCAAACTAATGCCGGGTGGTAGGAGGATTTCACTCATCGGATGCGTCAACTTTCTCTGCAAGGTCGATTAAATGACGCTCTGCAAGGGCAAGACCCTGAATCACCCCGCAGAGTTTTTGATACTCGTCAAATGAGCGACATGCTCCGCCGGCCAAGTCATCGGCGTAGTTGT